GCAAGTTGTAGATCTGCTCTGCTGGCATGTCGCGCAGCTTGTCATCAATGCAACCTTTGTCAGGGAGCACAAGCCCAGCGTCAATGACGATGGGGTTGATGGCGTAGTCACAAGAGATGTTCCACAGTTCGGCGTCGCGTTCTTGACGACGGGTGTTGTGGTTAAGTGCGCAGTGCATGACCTCGTGGGCGAAGAGCCCACGAAGCTGCATGACGTTTTGCTTCTGAATCCACTCGGGGTCGTAGAAGAAGTGTGACCCGTCAGTAGCTGCGGTACCGATTTCTGGTGCAGCCTTGAGCTTGAGACGCATAGCAAGCGTGCCGAAAAACGGCTCCTGCATGAGGAGCTGAGACCTAGCTTTGAGTAGTAAAGTTTCCGCTTCCTGCATTGGCTTGTGCCTCTTTGGCTTGTACAGCTGATCGAAGATCGTTCGCCATGAGCACGGCGAAAGAATTGATAGCGTGTACTCGTCGTGAATTGAGCTCTTCGATTGGTTCTTTGTTCATGAGCATGAGTGCAAAAAACAAGGCTGACGTTTCAAGGTCCATGGTCAAAGGCCCATGACCTTGGCGGTCAGCACCACCTCGTTGACATCAGATGCGTCGAAATTAACTTCTTCGCGGATCTTCTGAGCGCGCTGCTGCCGAGTGACCTTCTGCTGCATGCGCTGTTTTGCTTCAACGGGGACAAACTGTTCGCCGGCAGGCCAAGCGTCGAGGAACTGTTTGACAGACGAACATTGTTCAAGGAGCTGCTTGATGCTCGTTCTGTACTTGTAACGCTTGTCGTTGTGCTCTCGCTGCTCATCATGAAGGCTCATAATCATGCGTTGAACCGGCGCGCGATGCTCAGGCTTCATGTCTTGGATATAAACATCCGGGTTGCTATAAACAGTGGCGTAAATCTTCATGGGAGTCTGAAGCTGGATAGTCTTATAACGACGCCCCAACACTGAATCCGCATCACCTTCTGGATGGATATCAATAGCAGTTACATCTTTCTCCCTAGGAACCGAGAAGTTGAAACTCTTGTACCCGGTGCTATCAAACTGGCGAATAAGCTCATGTACGGGCATGGCTAGAATCGCCTCCCGAAAGAGGCGATGATTTTCGTTACTGAGCTGAGGTTCAGGATTAGCAATATCAAAAGCGTCGCAAGCTGCACGAAGGATGTCGTTGCGAAGCATGTTAGTCATACGTACGGAAGCCATAGCTATCTCCTATAGAAGCACGTCGGCGTTTTGTGCGGTCCAAGTTTTGAATACGTCACTACCTGCGAGCTTACGTTCGCGGGCCAGGCAGTCACGGACAACGATCACCTGATACTCCGGGGGCATGCGGCGCGTGAAGCGCATGATGCTCGCGAAGTTGTCTTCGGTAACGTGCGCTGCGAAAGCACCTGCAATGGCATAGAGAATGGATGCTTCGCGAGGCACGGCGATGGTGCCAGGGTTGGCGAGCAGATCGTCGATGTCAGGCACATCGTTGTAGATGGCACGGTGTGCAATGTACTCACCAGCTGCGCCATCACCGATAACGGCTGCAACGCTGAAGAACATATCCTGCTTGTCCACGAACGGAAGCTTACGGTTCAACATCCACCAGCTACGAGGCGTGGGAAATGCGTTGTCCTTAGCATCCATGTTGTGGAGCAAGGTCGGACGGTAACGCAAGAACGAAGTGATCGAAGGATCAACGTTGTTCTGTACTGCCCAGGAGACCCAATCATCGATGTTGGGTTCGAGGGTGTAGTGCGCAAAGCGGTTCTTGACCGGCGTCGGCATTTCATTAACGGCGGCGCGATCAATAGCGCGATTACCTGCCGCAACGATGATGGTGTTGGGCGGCAGCTGATAGGTGCCGATGCGACCGTTGAGGATGAGCTGCAGCAAGCTGTTCATGGTGGCTTTGCTTGCGTTGGGCAGCTCTTCGATGAAGAGCACAACGGTGCCTTGGTAGTTACTATCGGGGTAATCCTCAGGCACGCCGTAGCGGGTGCGATAGCTGCCGTCGGCCTGCTCGACAACTTTGAGGCCACCGCGAACATCGACGGGGTCAAACAGGTTCGCGCGCAGTTCAAAGATCTTGGCGTCGAGCTCGGTGCCGAACTGATAAACAACGTCAGACTTACCGATACCTGGCGGGCCCCAGATCATGGACGGAATGCCAGCGAGGGCGTTGGCTTTGAGTTCTTGAGTAAGAGACGAAGGTTTGATTGCTCGCATTAGCTGATTGCCTCCATAACGGCTTTGATTGCTTGAAGATGGCTCTTTGTTAGTCGTCCGTTGACTGAGTTCTCAAGGACCGATTTCACGATGTTCATGGCTAAGGTGTAACGGTCTGCTTGTTCACGGGCCTTGGTTCGTTGTTCAATTTTCTCCTTCATAGTCAGGTCGTCGTTCTTCTTGGGCCCGGGTTTTTTCGGGCGCGAGATGAAGGTGTCGATTTCTGCATCGGTAAACAGCGCGCGCATCACGGCACGATGTTTAGCCGGGACGCCTTTGTTGGTCCAGTTCCAAACAGTCGTGCCACTAATGTTCAACTGCTTGGCTAGATCTGAAACGGTGGTAGAACGTGCGTTTAAAAGGCGCCGTAGTTCGGCGCCGGGTTTGGTAGCGGCCATGCTAATTACTCCAGTTAGTCAGCGGGGACCCAAGCGAACTTGCGCCAGGGAAAGCCTTGGACTTTGACAAAGGCAAGCTTCTCGCGAGGCACGAACTTACGGGCCACGAGCAGGAACAGCGAGATGATGCAGCCTGCAACGAGGCCGGCCATCATGCCTGCGAAAGTGCCGGCAAAGATCCAGATGAAAAAGAATGTGATGATGATGTCGAGCATGATGTCGAAGGACACAACTCGACGTAGGTTGAACTTGAACAGCAGGAACAGCATGGCTGCCGCTGCAATAGCACCAGCTAGAATCATTAGCGATCCTCCATGAGGTGTGGATAGGGTGAGTATTTCTCGTAGAGCTCATCGGCTTTGAAGCCGAGATCCTTCATTTCAAGGATCAGACGCATGGCCTGAATGCGTTGGGCTGTGCGGAGACCCTCTCTGAATCGCGGTGTGTGGTGTTGTCGTTCCTCCTCTCTGTCGTAATCCCAATCATGGTTCTTGAGCAGTCGTTCATACTCCCAAAGGATCATGCTTTGATGCGCTCGGCTAGCGCTCTCCCTTTCCAGTACCAACGGGCAAGGGTTCGTTGTTCAGGAACCGTGATCCATGGTTCATAGATTTCTTTGTAGCCAAGGATGAATGCAGTGAAACGGTTCATGGGTAGGGGACCTCGATTGGTTCGTCAAAGTGGTGCTCGCATTGCAGGCAGTACCAGTCTTTGATGTTGAAGTCGTCTACCTGCATGCGCTGAGTCTTGGTATTGAAGTAGGCTGTGCCTTCTACTTCTGCTTCGACGTCCTGTTCGCCGCAGCAGGGGCAGGCGTAGTCAATGGGAGGGCCAGTCATAGGAATTCTGCGCATGGTCACATCCTCAGGTTAAACACGTGGTCTCCCCATAGGCTCTGACGGTGGTCGCTGTTCTGCCCATGGGTTCGTTTGTAGTAGACAGGTGGTTCTTGTACGAGCTTCGTGTTTCGTTGGTGACGGTTCTCGATGTACTGAAGCGTCATACCTAGAGATAGATAGCGGGTGAGCTCCTGTTCGAAGGTCATGTTTTATCTCCCTGCTTGAAATGCTTTTGTGCCTGCCTGACTCGTAGGTCACGCAAGTCGCTGCCTACCACGGAGCGTCTCCAAGCATCGGCTAGCTTGCCAACGCCTCGGCGGTAGTTCCGCTTATCGTAATGTTCAAGAAGTTGGTTTTCATCGACATATGACAGTACCCGCAACACCAGTTCCATTTGCCTCTGGGTGAGGCGATTGGTTTTAGTCATGGTGACGTAGACGGGTGGGTTAGCTGCCATTACTGTTCACTCTTTGCTTTTCCTTTCGACGATAGGGCTGCTCCAATATTCTTCCGATCTACACCAGTCTTTCGTAAATAGATAATCTTGGGCGCAGCTCTCTTTGTTTTCGAAGAGGTGGGAGGATAAAGGGTGCTTCCAGTAGGTTTTTCCGCACTGGTAAATTGCTTTGGTGTGCATCGACCGTTCTCCTTTTCCAGCGCTTCGCGCCATGCTTTGGTGAGCTTGTCGAACCCTGCACGGAAGCTCTTCTTTTCCTGCGGCCCGAACATTTTGTCTTCGTCTATGGTCAGCAGGGCCTTGATTAAGGCTTCGCCTTGGCGACGGGTGAGCCGGTTGTTTTTCTGTAGCCGTAGGCGGGCAGGGGGCTGGTTAGGCACGGGCAGCGTCCTGTGTGGCTCTGATAATGCTCTCAGCGGCAGCTGCGAGAATGGCTGCAAGACCGTCGATCTGATCTCTGCTCAGGTACTCGTCCAGTCCTCGTGGTGCGTAGCTTCTGTCGCTGAGCACCATGACGTCGTAGCCTTTGAACACCCCGCTGTCGTAGCGAGCGTTCACCGCTACGTCTTTGTACTGTGCGACACGCATCACTGACTCTCCTCTCGCAGCTGACGCTTACCGTCTTGGCGCACGGTCTTCTGATGGCACTTCTTTCTCCAGCGGAGGTGCTTCCACCACTCCTTGGGGCGTATGCCGCCCTTACCTTGCGATGCCGATGCCATTACTCATCCTCCTGCTCGCTGGCACGCTGTATCGCCATGGGCCGACCGAGTTCGCGAAGCGTTTCGCGAATCATGGCTTTTCCTGCGGGAGAGACCAGCGGGTACAGATCTGCAAGTGTGTCGAGAGCTATTTCAAGGTCCTGTTCTGCTTCGATGTAGAGGAACTTAAAGTCTTGTATTTGGTTCATGGCTGGCCTCCTGGCAACCCCTAGCATAAAAAAAGCCCCACCGACCTGTGGCCGATGGGGCTTGGTACTTAGGCTGCTTGTGCTTTACGCAGCTGGCTAAGCATGTCGTTGACTTCGTCTTCCTGCTTCTGTACATCGAGGCGCTCGCGGATCTCCTCCATGAGCGGCATGGCCTCGTCGAAGCTGTTGCACACCTTGTCGACGTACCAGTTACCGTCGTCGTCGCGCGTGCGCTGCTCGAAGTGATACAGCGGCTGAATGTCCGTGAGGTAGGACATCTTGTCGCTGAGGATGGAGTGCAGGTTGTTGAGCGACACAAAGTCGTCGTCAACGAAGGTCGGGATGTGCTCGTTGGTGCAATAGACACCAACCAGCTCGGCCGTCTCCTGGGAGAAGTCCTGACCGTTGCCATACTCGGGGCGCTCATTGGCAACGTGGAGACGTCGCGCTGCCCAGCACACACCGTTCATGATGGACTGAACGAAGGAGAGGAGCCGCTCGGGCTTGAACGGAGGCTCGTCGCCAGCGGTGCCAAGCTCCAGCAGCTTGCGGTTAGCGTCCTGGCGCATGCGCTGCACACGTACGAAGGTGTGAACGATCTGCTCCAGCTCGTTGTCGCCAGCCTGCTTGAGGATGAAGCGGGCGATGTCGCCGTTGACGGTCTTCTTCTCGGAGAGAGAAGAGAGGACGGAGGGGATGAAAGATTGGTTGATCGTCGTCATGATTCGTTTTCCTTTATTAGTGAACAATGGTTAACAGTTCGTCGAGCGTGTTGGAGGGCGTGTCTGCCCATCCGTGGTCACCGAACGCTGACTCAAGGTCAACGTCCTGTGATTCGTGGTTCATGAGCTGCTGCTCATGGTTCGTGAGCCAATCCCAGTGCTCATGCTGGAGGTTCAGGATCTTAATCATTCTGCTGCCTCCAGCTGCTCATCTAGGTCCTCAAGGGTGCTGTCCAGATCGAACAGCATGGCAATGAACAGGACGTTCAACAGCGCTTCCGCTGGATAGTCCCGGACGTAATTCATTGTGCGCTTCAAGAGCGACGGTTCGTGGTCAATGATCATTGGTTTTGATCCTCGTGGTGGTAGATAAGACCCCAGATATCTGAAGATGCTGCACCAAAGGCTGAGAAAAGACCGTGCAGCCTGGATTTCTCTTTAGGGTCCTGTTCATGAATGAACGCTTCTGCGTGCTTAGAAGCTTGGTCACTAAGTGTTTGAGCGAGTTCATCGAACTTCGCGAGGAACTCGTCGCGAGCATCAAAGTACCCTTCAAGGTACCCAACTCCGTAGGTTTGGTCTTTCATGCCACATCTCCTAGCTACTGAGCCTCATTGCTCACAAAAGACCCCGACCGCGACGCCAGAATGGCGGCGCGCCGTTCGAAGTACTTACGCTCATCTTCTGAGATATCGCGAATCGCAGCTAGGTGGTAACGGACCTGGGGCAGCTCGTGATCTTCCAACGCTTCGATGGCGTTGCACACGCTGCGGTAGATCAGGTCGAAGGACTGATATGCAACCATGGATAGTTGCTGAGGGTCGTGGGTCATGGTTCGTTCTCCGTGGTTTATGGTTAGTGGTTACTAACTGAAGGGTCAAGTTACGTATCTAAAGCTAGAATCAACTTTAAGTGTGTGCCGTGTGTGCCACCATGTGTGCCACCATGTGTGCCACCTTAAGTTATTGATTTCTTTAGTGTGTGCCATGTGTGCCACTAAAAAAGACGAAATTAAAATTTTGGAAGGTTATTTTTTTGGAAGTACGTTCTGTTTTCTGAAGGCGTAAAAACCTGGCACACATGGCACAAGTGGCACACATTTGATGTTTCATGTTAGATATCAAAGGCTTAGGTGTGTGTCAGAAACGGGGTTTTTTGTGGCACACATTTTTCAAAGTGGCACACACCCCACGAGCCGGAGACGCTGTCAATCTCTGAGGAGACGACGGGCCATGGGCCGTAGCTCATGGTTCTCGCGTAGGAGTTCACGGTTCATGGCACGGAGGTGAGCGGTCTGGTCTCCGAGGATGCGGCTGTGGATGTAACCGCCGAGCACGGTGAAGCCGATGCCGGCGAAGGTGAACATGAAGAAGTGAATACCGAGCTGTTGCCATTCGAGAAGGTTCATTGTGAAAGGTCCTCGTATGCAGTGTGAAGCGCCAGGGCTACGACTCCGGCGCACATGAGAAAGAAGAGCGTGAAGGTAATGATCATTAGACAAGGTCCTCTTGCTCGGTTGCCCATTCGACTGCGTCCTCGGCGATGCAGTAGAGCTGCTCGTCGCGGGGCAGGTCTTCGAAGCGGACCGGGGTCCGTGGTTCGTTGTTCGTGGTCCGTTGTCCACGCTTGACGAGGTCGACGACGGTGTCAACGGTGCCGGCGGCAACTGCGTAGGGGATTGCAACGGCGTAGATTGCTGCGGTCTTGATGTGGTTGAGCATTTGATATATCTCCTTAGTTAGCGATCACTAACTTACCCGACCCCCGTTGCGAAGCAAAAGGGGGTTACTGAGGGACAAGGTTCCAATAAGGGGTAGGGATACAAGGTTCCATGACAGCGATTCCGGGTTTGGGGGCGGTGCTCTGCCGGAAGGGGAGATAGTGCGTGAGCAATCCAGAAAGCTAATTTGAAAAAAAAATTCTCTGAAAAATTTTTCTGTAACTAAGCTGTGTATACTTTCTCGCGAGGGCAGTTTCGAGGTGGGAAAGTGGAAGCCGAAGAGCACACTTGCATAGTGTGCGGTCAGGTCCTTCCGATAGGAGATTTTGAGAGGCTCAAGGACGGCTATCTCAGAAGCACTTGCCGCAAATGCGTAATGGTCCAGCGGAACAACGCTGTTTCCGGATCATACGAGATGTATCTCCGTCGCCTTTTGACCAAATCGAAGTCCGCCCGCAAGAACACCCACGAGTTCAAGCTCACCATCGATGACCTAATGGACCTTTGGCAACTGCAATCGGGCCGTTGTGCAGTGTCCGGTGTTTTCATGACCCATCATGCCGATGGCCTAGGCAAGAAAGAGTTCAATGCGTCCATTGACCGTATAGATGGAAACAAGGACTACGTGCGGGGGAACGTGCAGCTTGTGGCATACCGAATTAATATCTTAAAACACACCCTAAGTACGGATATGCTCTATTGGTGGGTCAAGACTATTTATCATCACTCTTGTGATTAATTCACTCTCGGACTACTATCGCGCCTAATGGACCACGTACCGATGATAGCGTTAGACGGATTAGACGATGCTGTACTCGGTACAGGCGTAAAAGACGGCGTTGAAGTGCTCGTCTACGACGCCTATTTGGTCCTAGAGATGTTGTACGAAGCCGGGCACGTAGATATGTCCATCGAGGACTACCTAGAGCAAGCGGGCGTAAACGAACAAGGCATCACCGCCCCCTTATTCGTATTCTTGGATGACAATGTCAGAGCAGAGCTTATCGAAGCTAGAACACGAGGCCCCGTTAGCGTCCACTGACGCCGATATCGAGCGCCTAGACTTTGAGTCCCAGTTACCATACATGGGGCTCCAGTTAGGTGACCTTACGGTACAGCAGGAGCGCCTTGTTTTGGGGATCGTAAGCGGCATGTCCGTTGCCGCAGCAGGCCGAGCCGCCGGCTACTCTCATGCTCCCGCTGCCCTTGAGGCGTCCAAGCGCCCTAAAGTGCGCCAAGCCATTGACTATTATCGTGAGCAGATGCGCGAAGAGGTGAACTTCACTCGTAACAACGCGCACATGATGTACATGGAGGCCTATCAGTCGGCCGCCAACGCCACGGAAATGAAGAACACCGTTGATTCTCTGGTGAAGCTGCACGGTTTAGGCATGCCGGACCAAGCGACCCAGATCAATATCAACGTGAACACCAGCGCTAAGCAGCTTGAGCGCATGTCGGACGAAGAGTTGTTGCAGATTGCAGGTAAGGGCGACGACTATTTGGAACCGGATAAAAGTTGAATATCGAAGTCCCCAAGCGGAAGTGTAAGCGGTGCAAGAACCTGCACCCCGAGACGCTCTTCAGTGAGGGGGTAGAGGGACTCTGCTGTTACTGTAAGGCAGATGATGTGGAGGCGCTCCCACCACCAGCTCCGGTGGAGGGAGACACGGGCGAAGAGGAGCTATCCGTTGAGGATAAGGCACGAAAAGAA